GACGCGTGCGCCGAATCGCTCTGTCTCCGTCACGATCGAATCGTGGAGCGCCCATGTCCGCTTCGGGACAATGCGTTGAGCGCGGACGCCGATCGCGCCGCCGAGACGGCGCATCTTCTCTTCGATCTGTGCGCCGAGCTTCTCTTCGTTGACGACGCGAGTGATGCGAATGCGTGCATCGTTCGGCATGTCGTCCCCTTTACGGGCAATCGGCGGATCTTGCGAAGGCCCGTTTACGGGGCCGCGGTTCGTCTCAGCTTCATGGTAACGGACGATCGTCCCGCGAGCCCGCGCGCCGTGCGCTCAATCTCGCCGACGGCATAGATCACTCCGTCACGGTTGTCGCGAATCCGGTCACCCGGCACGGCCGGGAGGTTGCCGGCGGCGCGACCGACGAGCCGCTTTACCGAGCGCCACGTCTGTGAGGCTTCGTCGAAGTCGCGCGAGTCCCGCTCGATGATCGAGATCGGGAAGTCCTCGAAGCCGGTCACGGCCGTCGCGTTGTCTTCGATCTCGTCACCGAGTGCGTCTTCTCCCGGCGCGCCTCGAAGGAGCGTGGCGCGCGTGGTGGCGACGTTCACAGGGGGCCCCACGGAAGCGAGTCGTCGAAGGAGTCAGAGTTGATGTCACGGCCGGGCGCGGTCGACGGGACGCCGCCGCCGGGGATGAGCGCGCGCACCGCGCGCCACGAGAGCCGGCGCATCGCCTTGCGCGCGAGCGGTGCGAAGAGATGCGAATCGACGTTGCGGAAGTTCGCGTTATCGCCGTCCTGTGACGCCGACGTGACATCGGCCCGCGTGAAGAGATCGGGGTTGTCCTTCATGAAGGCGACCTGATAGCACGTCATGAGCTTGAGATAGTGACGATCGCGTGCCGAGATGTCGGGACGCTCGATGGACTCGATCAAACCCGTAACCGTCTCGAGCGTCAAGACGGCGAGATTGACCGCCGTGACGTCGACCGTCAATCCGGTCACGTTGAGAACGTCGGCCGGGAGCGCCCATCGCGTAGTCGCGATGGGGTCGGGACCGCCGACGGTATATTCGCCCGAGCCTTCCGGGTCTTCCGCGATGATGCTCATGATTCGGATCGTACCCTTTCTGTGTTCGATTGGTGCGGGTGAAGCTACGCGCGGGCGAGCTTCTGAATCAGTCGCCGCTCGATTGCCCTCTGCCCGAGGAATGTCGGGTGAACGCCGTCCGGGAGCAGGTAGATGTCGCCGTTCCCTGATCCGTTGGGTGAAGCTGCGTTGCCCGTGCCGTTGAGGAACGAACGCATGTCGATGAACGGGACATCGGCGGCATCCGCTGCGGCTTTCACCGCGTCGTGGTTGCCCTCGTAACCCGATCGCATCGTGCCGATCAGATATCGCTCAGGGACTGTGGTGGTGGCTGCAATATGCGACGCCACTGCGGATTGGATAGTTCCCGTACCCGTCCCGTCGTTGACTGAACCAGTGGTCACGAGAACGTTAGGTGACATTGCGAGAACGACCGAGACGCGCGACGAATAAACGGCAGCACCGGTGACGAATCCCGACCCGCCGATACCGCCCAGGATGAACGAGTCGCACCCCAGAGCTTTCAGAACTCGGAGAGCGAACGTGTCGAAGATTCCCGCGCCGGGCACAGGTGCGCCAGCCACGGAACCCGACCCGTTACCGAAAGAGTCCGTGATGATCGCTCCTACGCGGCGCGTTCCGGTGGGCTTCGAGATAGTCTGCCCGGTCGGCACGCGCACCCACCGCAGGCCCATGTCGCCGCTCATGTACAGGCGGATGCGACGGACACGTGCGTCTGGGAACGTGAGGACCATCGTCTTCGAGAGCCCGAGGCCAGACGGCCCAATGAGGATGTTGTCCGAGATGATCGGGAGGCCGTTCACCTCGATCCGGAATGCTGGATCGGGCGTGCCGTAGATGACTACTTCGAGCTGATTGACGCCTGCGGACGTGTCGAACTCGGCGATGATCGGCCAATACGCGGCCTGTGATGCGCCGTTGGGCTTCAACTCTCCGTAGAGCGCAAGGTCATTCGACCCGCCATTCGAGGTGCGGAAACGGCCAGGGTGGAAGTAGAAGTTGGGCTCCGTGGGCGTGGTTGCCCCATTCCAGTCGAGCTTCTGCGCTCCGGTGTTGCACGGCGCCGGGGCATAAACAACGGGCGACGACATCGCCGTCACGCCGCCCGTGAAGTAGGTCACGACCGGAGTGTTGATCGGCGGGGCAGTCGCCCGCATGTCGGAAGCGAGGCCGTCTGCCCAGAACCCAGGCACCGCAAACGTGCCCGAGAGCTCGGATGACGCGGCGATCTCAGCGAGCGTTTCGGCATCGCTGCCGACGCTCTTAAAGACGATCTCACCGCGCTCATTGCTCGCGGTCGGATCTACACCGAGAAGGCCCATGTCAGTCCCTTACAGAGAGCGGGGCGGCGTCTCCCCCCGAAGAAAGACGCCGCCCCGTCGGATGGCCGAGCTTACGCGTCGGCCGGCTTGGATCCCGTGACGTCGTCGTGCTGCTCGACGTCTTCGGGCGGGAGGTAGTTCGTCGCGCCGGTTGCGGCGACCGCACGAACGTCGTCGTCGTCCACGTCATCCGGGACATCGGCACCGTCGCTGCCGACGACGCGCGGCGTCTGCGATCCGTCGGGCGCATCGTTCGCGGGGATCGCTTCGACGGTGTACGTGAGGATCCACGACGAGCCGTCGGGATGCTTCTTCGTCGACTTGTGTTGGACGTCGGCCGTCGGCCAAAGTCCCTGGTCGATCATGTACTGACGGACCGCGGCCTTGTTGGGCTCGTGGTCGTAGCCGGCGGCTTCCGTGTAGGGGTTCTTCCCCTTCACGTACGGATTGGGACCGAGCACGAATTGCTTCTCGTGCGTGGTGCTCGGCTCGTCCATGTCGGCCGAGCGCGCCCCGATCTCGACGTCATCCGGCACGCGCTCGTCGGAGACGTCGGCGCCTTCGGGGATCTCGTCGAAAGTCTCGGCGTGCTCGTCCGGGCTCGTGAGCTCGGCGGCGCCGGCGGCCTTGTCGGCTTCGGTCTTCGTGTCTTCGGTCATGCTCTTACCCTTCGTCGTCTCGAGCGTGGGGAGGGGCGGCGGACATGAGCCCGCCGCCCCGAGCCGCTTACGCGGTGACGACCTCGAGCACGGCCCACGCCTTGACGTTGCCGAGCACGAAGCCACGACGGGCGCGCACCTTGAGGATCGTCTCATCGGTCAGCGCCGACAGGCCGTCGCGGCCGTCGATGACGACGGACTCGACGCCCGAGCGCTTGCCGACGATCGCGAAGTCCGGGTTGCCGAAGAAGAGAAGCGGGTTGCCCGCCGTGCCCTTCACGCCGGCACCGGCGATGTTCGCGGTCGCGGTCGCCTGTGCGGTCGCGGTGACCACGGCGCCGGCGCTCCACAAGATCGTGTAGCCGAAGAGACGGTCGGGGTCACCCTCGCGTCGGTTGCCTTCGTTGAAGATGGGCTGGCCGGTCGAATCCTTGATCTTCCGGAGGATGCCCTTGAAGACGGGGTGTGCGACGAAGACGTTTCCGCCGGCGCCGAAGCCCGAGCCTTCGATCTTCGATGCGAGATCGGAGAGCGAATCGTACGTGACGGTCGCGATGACGCTCGCGTAGTTCGCGTTCGCCGTGTAGCTCACGGCCGCGTCGACAGTCACGATCGCCTTGTAGATCGACGTGAAGGGGACCGTGCCACCGTTCGCGGCGGCCGACGTACCGAGCACGGCGTTGTCGAAGAGCACACCGAAGTTGGAAGCCCACGAGAGCTTCTTGGCTTCGATCAGGTTCGCGAGCTGATCGTCGATGTCTTCTTCGGCGATGCGAAGCGCGGTGCCGAACTTGATCGCGGTCAGCAACACTTCATCGTTGCTCGCGGTGTCCTCACCGTACGCGGCGCCCTTGGCGACCACGGCCACGGACATGTCCGCCATGCGCGGCTCGGTCTTCGTCGCGCCGGACATCGGCACCGAACGGAAGGCCGTCTCGGCAACGGAGTTGTATTCGATGCGACGGATGACGTCGCTGCCCTGCTCGTCGCGGAGCCAGGCTTCCATCGTGTTACGTGCCATGAGCGGCAATATCCTTTCGGAGTTGTGTATGCCGCCGTAGCGTCGCCGGGCGTACCCGGCTTGGAGCGATTCGCGCTCTTGA